AGTACCTGCTGGATCCGATAACGTCAACGTCCCAAGTAACGTCTGTGTACTAATCGCCACACCTGTAGCTGGTCGAGTTGCAGTATAAAATAAAAGCTTACCACCTGCTGCCCCAAGATCAAGGGCAGTAAGTATAGCAGTCATTCGTGCATTCCTTACAGTTGTTGAATATCCTACTGCCATGACCTAATCTCCTTTATTTGAAACTGATCTGTGAAGTAAGGACAGTAACAGGGACGCCAACAGTTACCTTTGTATTATTAAGAATAACCTCTGTCCCGATAGTGCCAGTCGTAAAGTCAACACGCTTACCAGTTGTACTTACGCCGGTCACATAGTCAGCTGCATAATGCCTGGCATAAGTGATATACCCCTCAACCAATCCTACACCCTTCCATTCCTCAGCTACAGTCTTTACAAGGACACCAGCAACTGCATCTGCAAACGTAAGACCATTCGTTGAACCAGATCCTGTATCCTTCGTAAAAGCCGCGGCACCCAAGGTGATCAATGCCAGCAAAGTCCCGGTTTCAGCAGCGTCACCATCTGCTGGCGGAGTGCCATTATACAGCCCAATTACACCACCATCCAGTTGATCCTGCACTGATCCACCAGCAACACCACTGTCACCAAGGAGCCCATTTTTCAATCCTGTACTAAGTTTTGCCATGTTTACCTCCTGTTGAGAGTTAAGTAATACTTACCATTATAGGAGAATCCACATCCGTCAGAAATATCTGGAAGCTTAATCCTGTCCTCAGTTATATTTTTTATAGATCCATCTGAGGCACCAACGAAAAGTCCTTCCTTTGTAGCCCATACTACATATTCAGCAAAAGCACCAGGACCACTAAGTAACTGCATAGTTCCTTTGATTGGCGGAATCCTGGAAACTACAGCCTCACTCTTTTCTATCATAGCCCCACCAGTAAAGGTATAAACCTGCTTCCTTGTAAAGACATAAAGTACAGCACCAACTCCGACTACCCCAATGCACTCAGAGTCTAGCATGAATAATCCCTTCTCCTGGTCAAACAAGTTCGTACTCATATATTCAGAATACCAAAGAACCTTACCATCAGCTACATACATCCTACCAAGATACCATAAGATAAACTTTCCTGCTGGCGGACCACTAAACTGTTTAGTAGTCGGAGGCCCATAATACGTTCCTTTTTTCCAAACCTCTGATGCACTCCCATACCTAACTAATCCACGCTCAATTCCGTTATTGTAATATATTCCATCAGGTCCATCCGTGTAAAACATTTCTTGATTATTCATACCATTCCGTAAAATAGTATACGTATAATCCGAATTCAACCTGTATAAAGCATCTTCAGTTGTAAATAACGAATCCAGTCCGCTCCCATGAAAGGAAGTAACTGCTAGAGCAACTTTACTAGTATACCCCATTCTTCTCTGAATCTTATACCCAGTTGTTATAATAATGTTCTTACATGCTGATAGAAACGTAACATCTGCTCCGTCAATAGCACCAGCATCAGCACCAACATGCAAACCTAAACATTTCTTCCCGAGAATGGTAACAGGCTTAACGCTCATATTACACTCCCCACTTGCTTGTCATATTAGAAATTCTACGTCTCCCGATGAAAGCAGTAAACTCTTTGCGAGCTTTCTCAAACATTCCGGCGTGAACCAGAGTATTTACCTTATCCCCATCCATACCATCTTCAATCTTATCAAAGATAATCATAGCAGTCATATGCAGGAGCAATCGCCTTTGCAGATGCGGCGGGAGATAAACAGGTACATCATCATCAGCAGTAATTGTATCTGGCCACTTCTGGTACACAACAGTAAGGGAGGTTACCTCTTCAGGAATTTTCCTATACCACAGAAGTCCCCCATCCAAGGCAACCTCCTCTACCTCCCCCACCTCAGCCAAGCTTGGGTCGCGGTCCAGAAGACCTTCCAAACCAGCTTGGTTAACAGGTATTCTCCCTTTATCGTTGGTGACGAATAGGAGTTTCCCATTAAATCCAGTCGGCATATTCGCCCAAGCCTGGTCAACGACAGTATCAACTGTCCCCAGGGTTTTGAGCTCAGGGATAGATGCTTCCTCCGAAATAGCTGCCAGAGCTTCGTTGATATAACCCACAATCGGGTCATTCAGTTCAGCACTAGTATCCTGTATTGCAATTTCAATTTCAGTGATAATTTCAGCTATCGTCATGGCATCTATCTCCTGAGCGGGTCAAAAATTGATGTTTCTGGTTACGGGACTTTGGCCACTAGGATATGTACCCTGGCTCGCCCGGCGGTGATAACATCATCACTGACCAGGGTGGCATAAATACATGGAACAGTAGTAGTCGCACCTTCGATGATAGAGCGAGGAAGAATCCGCTGAGCATTGATAAGAGCGTTTACCTTAGCGGCGAGAGAAGCAAGAGCGTTGGCAATTGTAGCCTCTACGTAGGTATCAGTAATCTCGGCAAGAGAGTCGGATGCTGTGCCGAGGGTGCCATCAGTAAGAGCAGTTGTTGCCCGTCCAGAATACAGACCAATGGTGCCGTTGGTGATGTCAGTAGTATCAATATACGCATCTGCATCAACGATGGTAACATCACCATCAGTGGTAATCAGATCAGTAGCCAAGGTCCCAGAGCCAATGTCCAGGGTAATCGTACCCCCAGCAAAAGCCTCCACAATTTCGACGATGATATCCTTTACAACGTAGTCGTGACCAACTTTCGGGAAGGAAAAAAGAACTGCACCAAGATCATCAGCATCCTTGGTGATTTCTGCACTAGTAAGCCAGAAGGGGTTTTCCAGTGTCTGTCCACGCTGGTCAGCACGTCGCTGGTCGAGAATAGTTTCAGTAGCCATTATATGGCCTCCTTTCAGTTAATAGTTACGAGATTTGCGCGTATTCGACATAGACCTCGAAAGTAGCCTGATCATCAGCATTACCAATCAGAGTAGTCGCTGTGATAACTGCGGACTTCTCGAAGTAAATACCTTCGGAAGCTGGCTGAGCATCTTGTGTAGATGCAAGCATTGCAGCAAGGTTAAGTGCACCCAAAGTGGTATCAATGAACGCATCAGCATCTGCTGTCAACCCACCACCAGTATGTCCGATGGTAACAGTTGCGGTACTCGATGCAGTTGCTGCTGTCGAAATACGTACCCAGATTTTCTTCACCAAAGACTTGGCTGGGATGCGAATGAGGTTATAAGTATCATCAACTGGCTCGACGAGTACAGCTTTTGCCGTCCAATTAATGTCGGAGATTCGCTGTGAAAAACGATCAGCCATGTACGCCTCCTTCAAGGGTTAAAGTTAAAGAGCAACACCGTAACCAGCACCGACCATGACGCCGTAGTCAACATCGTCGAAGATGACTTTCTTGATGCCGAGGATACCACCACCTCTAACCATGACGTAACGTTCAGCATCCCTGGTATAAGGCTTGAAGACCATCGCGGTAGACTTGGAATCGCCGGCTCCGCCCCAGCCACAAACAGCGGCCTGCGAACCAAGCAGGAGATTGTTATAGATATTGGTACCGGTCAGGGACTTGCGAACACGCTCGGACTTGGAGATCAACAGTCCGTTATATTCGTACTCGACATTGGCGATGTTAAGCTTCTGAGCATTCCGCAGGATATCACCGAGTTGGCCAGCATTCATATTGGTCCGAAGCTGGTCGAAGCAATAGTTATGCAGGATGATGCGGTAATACTTCTTACCGCCGATCATGATAGGCCGGATGCGATATTTGGCAGTGCCAACTGGGAGCTCTGCCTTCTGCTTCATCCGATCCAGGAACCCGAGATCGATGACATCGGCACTGGTCATGGAGGCGTCATCAGCAACATCGTTCACACGCAGGACGCGATTGGTGGATGCTGCGGTCGGTGCATCGGCAAAGGTCTTGCCATTGATCTTGAAACTGGTATCGCCGCAGAGAACAGCGAACATATAATCGCTGAGTTTGTTGCCCCACCATTCTTGCAGGCCATCTTTGGCTTCCATCATCAGGTCGTAAGGAATGCGTTGCTCTTCCATCTTGCCACCAGTATCGACAGCGTGATTCAACTCTTCGATACCAGCCTTGAAGTTCCGGAAGGACATCTTTTCTTCGTTGCCTTCCAGGGTATCATCACCGACAACACCTTCACCGGTGAGCGGCAGGCGAATACCAAAGGTCATCTGGTCGCCTTCGCCTTTGCCGAGATCGAGAGACTGCTGAACGACGGCAGTTTTGTCACTACCAATCAGTTCGTTGAATTCGATTGCCTGGGGGAGAATCTTGTACAGGTCTCTTGCCCAGCGTTTCCGAGTCAAGGGATCATTTGTGAGTAACTGAGTCTTGGGGTCCATAGGTTAATCCTTTCTTAAGTGGGAGTTATTCCGGCAACTGACCGGCCATGTATTTGTTGTATACATCAGTCGGTACTTTAGTAAGTTGCTCTTCGCTCATGCCATCGATTTTGGTCATTGACCAACCACCTGCGTTAGCCGGCGCACCAGCAGGAAGGCTTGCCAGTGACGGTGCAGATGCTGCGGGTGTGCGTTGTTCCTTTTCTTCAGCAGACTTTGGTGCGGGAGCAAGTGCTGGCTTGATTTTGTCATAAAGAAGTTTGTACGGGTTACTCTGGGACCAGACGTATTCTTCCAGTTCAGTAATAACATCCACGAGTTCTCCGCCGTGTTCAGCGATATGTGCTGATGCGAGGCCGGCCAGGAGTTTATCAACATTATCCTGGGTAACAACCGCATTCACGTCTTCGTACTTAGGATTCATTTCCATTACAGCCAGGAGGTTACCAAGGTATTGCGTATTTGCAGCACCATCATCCTTGGCATCCCCTTCTTCAGCAGTAAGCAGGTCGTTATCCTGCAATGCCTTATCGTGCGTAGCTTGTTTCGCACGAACTTCATCAAGTGAACGCTTCATACTGCGATTCATGCTTCTGAGACTTGCAATTTCTGTGTCTTTCGGGTCGACAGAAACATCAATTTTTGACTCGTCCAGCTCTTTATCGGCGCCCTGATCATTTGCATCTTCGTCAGGTTTCTCTCCCTCGCCATCTTCGGTAGATTCTTCTTCAGCCTCAAGCGCTGGTTCGTCGACAAATCCTGCATTCAGATCTACTGCCGCTTTTTCACCAGTCTCTTGCGCTTCTACACTACCTTGCTCCGTCATTCGCTGTCTCCATTGTTAGAGGTTGTTGATTGGTTACTAAGTGCCAGTCTTTTAGTTTCTGCGTCAAATTCTTTTACTGCAATTTCACGCTCCTCCATTGCTGATTTACGTTCTTCACTTTCGATTGCACTCTGCTGTGCTTGTGCACTAGCCTGTTGTACTCGTGTCCTCGTGCTGTACGGAACATTCGAGTGTTCGAGGATTACCTCAGGTGGAATAGTACCAGGGTTTGTCTGCGCAAAGTCGCCAAGGACTTTAGCAATTCCCTGTCGGGTCATGGCACCAATTGAGGACTCCTCATAATCAAGGTCAAATTTACCAGCTGTTATATCATTCCAACCTTCATTTTGTGGGTTAAGTTGACTATTAACCTGCATAAGTTCCATACCATTAGTACCTTCGATACGGATTAGTGTTTCATCAGTAACGTATTGCTGGATCATAGAGAGTAATTGCGTCATGCCCTGTTTCCTGCTTTTGCGATAATTCTGAAAGAGGATATATAGGACAGCCATGCCAGTCTCATATCTTGCTTGGACAGTAACGCCAGGTTCACGAGAAGACTGTTGAATTCCCATCATTTCATCCTGAACCCCAGAGGCATCTTTCATGGCCTGATCATTCATTGCATCAAGATATTGATAAATAGGACTGATCTGTGGCTGCTGAGAGAATTTGACTTTATCCAGTTTAGTCGGCAGAACTTCCATGTGGTATGTAGGATCAGCTCCACGCTCTTCGTAATCTTCGATGTTGGCGATAGCACCTGTTTCGTGCATTAAGATGCCACGGGGCGCTACTTGCAGGAGATGCGTGAGCTGTCGACGGATGGTGTTCAGACCTATCTGCGGATCTTTCATCATAGTAATGGCACCAAACCAACGATTCTTGTCATCATCTTTGTAGGCGCCGAACTGGATATAAGGAAATTCATTATGGGTATAAGGCGATGGCCCATGCTCCAGGATCTCTGTACCAGAGAAGATTGCAAAGTGGATAGTCTTTTTAAATGCCTTCATTGACTGAAGCGGTTGCTCAATCTGAAAGAACCCTTCCGGAGTTATAATCCCCTCAGTCATAGCCTTTTCAAAGTCATTAAATTCCCTAGGAAGAAGCCATTCTTGTTTTCCTGTCATGGGATTGATAAACCAAACTACAGCCTCAACCTTTCTATACCAGCATTCAACAACTCTGTAAAGATCTTCAACACTGGAGTAATATGTTGGTTGGTCAGTAGCTCCACTGGTTGTCTCCAGCATTGTAGGATCGAGGCCTGGCCAATATGCCTTGACCTCTTCAGCACCAAACCATTTATCAATGAAGATGTACCGAGCATCAGAGAGATCATACTCGAGAGAATTTGGATCAACTCTGATGTCTTTACCCGCAATTCTCTTAGCTGCAATCTTAGGCTGGAAAGGGTTCTCATTGTCAATATAAAAGTGCAGGAAAGAGCGGCCGCTTTTAACAGTATGCCCAAAGCAATCAGACTCTTTATCATCTAAACTAAGTTGTTTACGGAAGTGCTTAACAGCTCCATTGACAAGTTCAGCAAGTGGAGCATCCTCAGTACCGACAGGTGCGAATGCTGGCATGTCACGCATCTGGGCACCAGTCCCAATCAGCATATCAATCTTTGGTTTAACTTGATTGAATACTGTACAAGGACGTTTTGTGGCTATTAGTTTATCAAGAACAGTTTGTTCGTCCTGCTCACCGGAGTAAAAGCGATAATCCTCTGCTGAAACTTTGCGCCAAGTTTCTTCAGGAATTGAAGTTTCGCATTTACTTAACCAAGTATTTAATGTAATAGCTAGTTCACTTAATGTTTCTTGTTTAGCTTTTTTAGTCATTAGCACACCTGATATCCATTACGAGAGTTTGTAGACCCGTTACGATCTCTGCGATTCTTTTTCTTCCTGCCTTTATTTTCCCAGACTTTATGCGCCACGGTGTAGAAGTATTCAGTCAGACAAAGGGCATCTGCTATATTAGGACTTTCAATACCCCTACGTTTCATATCCTTTTTAGCCTCAACCTTGATCCCACCTTGGTTATTGAAGTCATATAATGGGGAAGCTAACTCATTCGCTAACTCATTTCCCATCGGGATACCATCGACGTTTAAGTCAATTGGGAAAGAATACAACCCCTTCATACACTTTTCTCTGACTCTGCACCAAAGTTCATCCCTGAGTCTGTCATATTTGGCTATATCGCTGGATGCCCAAGCAACATTAACACCAAAGATACCTGGGAGATTGTGCTTCATCAGCCAGTCAACGACACCAGCACCAACTCCAATCTCGTCTATAGTCATCCCATCAGCTTCCATTTCCTGATAATGCTGGGAGCAGAAGCCAGCAAGGGATATTGTATTCATACCTTGGAAACTTTCCCAAGGATCTATGATAAGACCCTGTCTTGGGAGAATGATAGAGAAGTCATCGCCGAATCTTGCTACGTCAACGCCGATGTACTTAGTGTCTTCCTCAACCCTGGGGAGTTCATTGCCAACACATTGCTGCGCCCATTCAAGTGGGATCAGAGTCTTCTCATTCTCTGAGGGAAAATCACCAAGAACACGGATAGCGTAAACATTTGAAGTTACTCCGTATTTCCTACGCATGTAGTCTACATAAGATTCCTGGACATTGGAACTTTTGCTGGAATCCCAATGAAGTCTGGCCCAGTCTTTCTTGAGATCAGGGTTATTGTGGCTATCCCAGAAGTACCCTCCACTCCTGGTTGGATTGCTTATCATTAAGCAACGGTTATCCTCCTGCGTCATTGCGCCTTCAAGAGGGATAAAGACTGGATCAGGGATACCAGAAGCTTCGTCACAAACTATTAACATATGATCGCCATGGAAGCCAGCGAGTGTCTCAGCCTGATCTTCTTTGGAAGCCTTTACTGCAGGAGAAACCTTTGTACACCACCATTCGTTAGGATTGCTCTTGTGGAAAATTCGTTGTTTCTGGTAAACGAATTCATCCTTTACTACTGAGCGGTTCAACCATTTGGAAATTTCACTCCAGAGAATGTTATCAAGTTGCCGGGCTGTTGGTGCTGTACAGATTACCTTAGCATCTACCCTTGTTACCATGAACCAGAGAATTACCCAACTTGCAAAAGCATCTTTACCAGTCCCGTGACCAGAGCGAATACTGATTCTCTTTGATTTAGCAATTGCTCGTAGACCTTCTGCTTGCTGGTCTGATGGTGTAACCTGAATGCAGTCCTTTACGAATGCTACTGGATCGTTTCGCCAAGTTCTGATTCTATGGAGAATTGCTGGATCTAAACTCATGGCAAAAATATCACTTTTTGATGTGCCCAGTTAATTAATTTCAACAGTAATTTGTTAAACTATACCTTCAGCTGTTATAACTATAGTTATATTTCGGTAATCAAGAGCAATAGCAGCATTTGCCCGAAGTCCCATTTTAAGTTTATCACCAGTATCAATACTAAGTAAAAATGAATTGCTAGCTGTCCCAATATCAGCATTACTGTAGGACCGAACGGCTATTGATTTTGGTATTTTAACAAAGCCGGAACCTGAATCATACTGAACAAAATACTCCATCTCAGGGGCACCTCCAGTATTTGTACGTTCCATCGAAATATCAAATGCAATACGAACTATAATAGAGATAGAACCTATATATGTAAGTTCTTTGGTAGTATCATTGTAACTAAAATCGCTAGCAAAATCTGAGATATATGTTAAAACAAAATCCAGATCAGTATTTATATCTTCTGATGGGATACTACGTGTTGTTGTGGAATCCTGATCAAGGTAGATCTCACTATAGGCTTTATAAAGTGCGACTTGCAGTCCAGTTATTGTAGCAATAGCTTGTTCACCAGTATGATTAGCACGATCAAATGCGTCATCTTCTATTGCTTGCGGATCGTAAGTAGCTACAGTCATATCACCACTGCCGACGCCAGGAGATCCTGGTTGGGATAACAGTGTTACGAGGGATAACACAGAATCAGATATCGTTAATGCTGAGTTCCCGGCAGTTAAAGTAGTAGTGATATTCATCTAGTAATATCCCTTTCAACTTTAACTGTTATTGTTTTGGTGCTGATGACAGCGTCGTTAATAACGTATTCAATATCCATTTCGTGGTGACCAATAGGCCAGTCTTCAGTAACTCCAGCATCTGATTCCTCAAGTGTATAAGTGCAGGCGATTGAGGAGACAACAGTTACTACTAAGGTATCTATTAATACGCCTCTGGTAGTACGGATCTGACTTGTTATAGTCCAACCACCGATTCCGCCAGGGATGACCACACCATCCCCAAGGACTACTGCATCTAGTTTAAAAGTATCACCACGCTTTAAAGTAACTACGCTAACAATCGGGTATTCGGGAATGGGTTCAAGGGCCATGATCGGCTCCTCTTCTTCGTCAACCTCGCCAGTGTCCACCCACACGTCTTCTCTCCAGTCGCAGATGGTGGCTCCTGTGGCGATATATTCTAGGAGATTCGAGGCGTAGAATTCCGTCAGGCGGATGGCAAACACCAGCACACCGGTGGGCTCGAGAGTGTCAGTGTCAACACAAATCAGCAAAGGCGTTTCTGCGATTACTACTTTGTCACCGTCGTCCCACTGGAGTTTGATCGTTCGCTCGCTGGTGCGCTCTACGATGATACGCATAGCGGCCATGTGCTCGATGGTGGCGGCGAGGTTGGTTGATCTTAGGATGACGTCTACGTATTTTGGCATTGTTACCCCTTAGCTCACATCAAATTGGCTGAGTTCACCAGCTACGTAGGCAGAGTTATCACCCTTCTGGCCAATCCAGAAATACTCCGCCCAGGATGTATCAGCTACTTTGGCCCCGTCGAGGATCTTGCTAACTCCATCAACCTTGATTTCTTTGCCGTCGTCGCTGGACAGGTTGATCTGAATAATGGTGTCGGTATTGATTGCCAACCCTGAAGCTACCGTGGTCACTGATTCTCCGCCGCCAGTGAAGACTAGCTAGAGCCAACTATCGGAGATTGAGCGGAGGTTACATCGGATATCGATGATAATGTTGTTGGCTTTGAGTTTACCAGCGGAGAGGTACTTAACACCCTCGTCTGCCGCCCGAGTTGTAGAGGTTGTTGTGGTAGGGATGTAGGAGGAGAGTGGGCCAACGTTAAGCATTCCACCCCATATATATAACCCTGACGCCCCATCTCCAGCATAATATGAGCTATCGTCGCTGTTGTATATTGCCCCTATAGTAATTACTGAGGTGCTGATAGACATCCAACTGATAGAACAACGATACCACCCATTACAGAAAGGTTCTATGCTAGCAGTATGATCTGCACCTATAGTTCCAACCGTACCTGTCGTTAAGTTGAACGTGGTTCTGTTTGTAGTAGCACCTTCTATAGTCTCCAACCCGAAATAAGTTCGCTCCTTAGCCTTAGCAAACATTGTCCAAGTATGGACAACTCCAGAACTAACAGTCTTAGATTGAGTTACTTTATGGAAGTTAGTGTCTGTATTTTCAACAATTAATTCAGCGGTTATGGTTCCGCACGGAGAAGCTATAGCATTTACTACAGAACCACTACCGAAATCTTGTAGTTTCGATTTGCTCCACGCAGCATTGTCAATCTCTTCTGAGTAGGTTATTAAATTCGTAACCTGCCCATCATTACTATACCCCTCAAGCGTGGAGTATCCGACAGGCTTAATCACAGCGGTGCCATCGGTATACTCAATCCCAATGTCATCTGGGCCGAGTTCGGGGGGTGTTGCGGCGGTAGTGCCGCCTGTGATCACTTCGAGGGCTATGGGGCGTTGGTAGCTTAGCCTATACTCCGCATCATCAATTTCCGTTACCCCTGTGCCGAGTGCTTGGATCTCAATCGACGTACCACCCCCAGATAATCCTCCCCACGTTGTTTTCCCAGTCCCATATTTAATGGACTGCCAAGTCCCACCAATACGCACACGAACCCCGTTAGAGTTCTGCAAAATATTTATACTTGCATACCAATACCCTGTAGGGTCAGCAGATAAAACGTCCCCTTGCAGGAGTGCTTCCGTTGAGTCAGTTATCGTGGCAGTGCCGTTTAGCGTCCAATCGGTAGGAGACCCCCATGCTGTATTATCAGCAAAACCACCATTTACAACTACATCCACCCCCAACATTTGGCCGAGTACATACCTCTTATCTCCCTCCACAACTTCGCTATTTTCGCGAGGCAGGGGGTAGTCGGCTGCGAGGAGCAGGGCGTTGCCGAGGTCGTCGGTGGCGTAATTAACTCCGCCGGTAAGCCGCGCCCCCTCAAACGCAGGAACACCATCAGGCACTGTAATCAGCACACCACGGTGGTCAGGGATGATTTTAGACGAGCCACCACGGGAGAATGTAAAGTCACTAAGAGGAAGAGTTAGCAAGTATTGAGTAACATCACTAACTGCTTTTAGTAATCCCCACTGAGGTCTAAATGCATTATATAAGAAACCACGAAAATCTCTCATAATTAGCCACCAATGTTATACATGTCTACGGAAGTCGCACCTGCAGTTGCAGATTTAACTAGGCGATAAATACCGACAGGAACAGCATAAAGGAGGTTGTTTGTTGCAGTCATTGCGACTACAGAATCTTCCTGGTATACATCAGTCCAGTCATCATTGACGTAGATCTGGAGAGTTACAGTCTCGTCATCGGCAAGTCCTCTTGCTGCCATAGTTACGCTGGAGTTCTCATTAACGTGGAATAGGGCAGTTGTCAGGCCGGCTGTATCAGCACTTATGATAGTTTGTCTTTTCATTTGATCCTCCAGTGGAGTATGTCAATTTTTGATATTTCTGGTTGAATTATTTAAGTAACTTTTTCTCTAACTTCTGCTTAGCAGCTTCAGTAAGAATAGGTTTAAGGATTGGCCAAAGGAATTTCACTGTTGCTACAGTCGCAGAGGTAATCTTTTTAAGGCAAATTGCTTTCCACATTATGGTTTCTCCTTATCAGCCCAAAAAGCGGCGTCTCCTGCGATAGCAACTGCGAGGAAGTATTTCAGAGCGCGACGTCGTCTGAGGAAACGTAGAAACCAGAAAGCGTTAGATATTAATTCTTCCATGTTGCTTAGGAAAATATCATCAGCTCTCTTTTTGTCAATCTCAGTTTCTCCTTCAGCATACATCCAGTCATGAATACGACAGGCTTCGAGGATGCTGAGGAAGTAAAGTGTATCAGGGACGAGTTTTCCCTTCCAACCTGCAGTTCCGCAGCCGTTTGTTGCAGCATCCCTGACTTCAGTGGTAGCGAGAATATATCTCGTTGGTGCAATCAGCATTGATTTATTGAACTGATACAGGCTGAGATAGTTATTTACTTGCATAAGTTACCTCAATCTTTCAAAGTGTGGCAAGTCAAGATATTTTAAAGAGTAGTTTCCTCCCCAGCGGTTCTTTGGATGGAGACTACACCAATATCCTCCTATATCAGTAAGAAGAGCTTTACCAGTTTCTGGTGAGAATGTGCCTATGTATTTACCATTAGGAAAGAAGTTGATATCGATAGCAAGTTTGTTTTGATGGCCTGAGAATTTCTTCCAACTCTTTCCGGCAGCAAAGTAAATGGCTTGCTGTTCAGGGGTTCTGAAGACTTCCCCAAGGGTGTGTTTGATACCAAGAAGGTGGATGAAGTGGAGAAGACTGGAGACATCTTTAGCGAACTCGTGCTGTTCGTTGGATAGGCTCATAAATCTGGCAACTCCTCTTCAGGTTCAGGAAGTGGGGTGACGTCTATCTCACCACGTTCTTCTCTTTCAAGTTGGACTAGGTAACCTACGAGTCCTTGGATTTCAGTAGGTTTACCATCCATGACGAGTTCTTTGTCTTTGAGGGTCTTAAAGCAGTTAACCAAGTCCTTTAATGGAGCTTCGGCTATTTTTTCATCAGTCATTGCAGCGAGAAGTTTGCGTTGAATGTCTGTGAGTTGGAGTCCTTGGACTGATCGGTAGTCCAGGAGAACTCCTTGTTTAGATTGGATTTCCTTTATCTGCTTGCGGATAGTTTCAGGTGCATCATTGACAATTGCGGCTATTTCCTTTGTGGAGTAGCCTTGCTCAGCAAGTTCAATGATAGGGTCGACTGAAAGATTGAGTTCCCTATCGTCTGATGTGAGTGCAACATCGTCAACTTCGTGAAGCACTGTAGTCTCCCTTTGGGCAAGAGGTTTCTGGTCTGATTCTAGCGGGGTTACTGGTATTAATCTGTGCGTGCAAAGAGCAGGAAAGGATTCGAGTCTTTCTATCTCTTTGTAGGTTTGAGCAGATATTACAGTTTCCGCCAGACATTTTCAGTCCTCTCAGGTCCTTAGTGATTGATGTGTTATAGTGTATAATCGCATAGGAGCTATCAGCAGTCAAGGAGTTTCTGGATAGCGATGAATTTTCTTATGAGAAAGGAACCCTCCGCCGAATTTAAGCTGAAAGGGTGGGATGAAGGTTCTTTCTACAGAAACTAGTAATCCTTTTTATCATCCTTCCAGAAACATTAGAAATTGATCCTCTTCCCTGGAAGGGTGATTGTAGTGGAGAAGAAACCTTCCTCCCTTCCTCCCAATCTCTGTGATGGTGATAGCATTAGGAAGAGAGAGAGAGATACTTCCTTCATCCTACTATAAACATGGTAATGTGGTGGAGAATTAATCTTCCTCCCACTCAGCTTCTTTGGGCGCAGGACCATTTGGCGCCCTCCCAGCTATCTCGTTTTGAAAAATCTAGTTTAGTAAAGAAGGAGGCCATCTATCTTTCTCAGGGGGTGGGGTTGGGGCTGGTACCCCCTAGGGTATTCTTCTCCTCTAGCTGGTGGGTGGACCAGGGAAAGGTGTGGATTTGACTTCCTTCCAGGGTTTGGTATACTTTTTACATGTTGGAGAGCGGCAGCACCGACATGGCGATGTGCCTTTTATGCGAACGTTAACTTTTGATCTTTGATAATCTTTCTTTCTTCCTTCGTCTCTTTGAGAGGCTTGCCGGGAGGAAAGCGCAGCGGGTGGATACCGCATGTTCAAGGGTATAATCGACCGGGCGAGAAAGGCTGGAAGATTATGGGCAAACTATATAGAAGTCTACCATCCATCGTAGCATCACAATGCGAGTGCGATGAATGTAGGCAAGAATATATGAACTATGAAATGTATATGACTTGGGAGTGCGAGTATCTTTGTAGTAAGTGTTTAGAAAAGGCTAAAAAGCGTTGGAAAACTATTAAGTAATTAACATGCCCGGCGGATTATGCCCTTGAACAGGTCCGATTCTCAATTAGGATTCTCTCCTTTTTTCAAAGGGTTATATATTCCCAAAAGGAGATTATCATGGAAGAGAGTAAAGAGATTAAAGGTTTTGAGGTTGTGAACCTGAATGAATTGTCCGCGGAAGAGAAGAGTGTTTTGCTCCCGAGTGAGAAGAGGAATGTGAGTTGTGATTTTCCTTCAAGTGATGAAATTCGCTTTGTCTTTAAGGATGAAGAGAGTATTATCTTTGATCTTGGGGAGCTGGAAGAGAAGATTGTTAAGAGTGCGAGGAACCATGGGATGAAGCAAAAGCTGAGCGACGCCTTAGCTATGAGTAAGGAATTGCAGGAGATTACGAGCGACGAGGCAAGGAGGGATCTGTTGCTTGAAGGCTGGGAACATTTGGTAAATGGAAGCTGGAATAAGCCGAGTAAAGATGGAGGGAAAAATTCTAAAGTTAAAGAAGCAGCAGCGGAAATGGCTCAGGTTAATAAGAATATCGCTGATATGTTGAAAAGCGGGGAGTTGAGCGAGGAACAGTTGGTATTGTTAAAAAAGGCAGGTTTAAAAGTATGACAAAGACTGAGATAATCGGGAGTATTGATGCAGAAGAATTATTTTACACTGCACTAATGCTGATTAGGTCAGAAGATTACTTAAAAGAAGTTGAAAAGGGAAGGCGGTATTTTACGCAAGAGCAAATGAATGAAGTGCTTTGTAATCGTGAAAGTGATTTGTTAAATTGGAGTGATATTGAAAGGATAATGAACAGGCAAGGATGGAATTTTACAAAAGCAAAGTTTAGAAAGTGGATGCAACTTGGTATATTGCCTAAGCCAGTTAGTTACGACGCGTATTGTGCTTATTACAATGTGTCTATTATTTACAGGATTAATATCCTTCATTACTTTTACGCTTTGAAAAAGAGTAAATTGGAGTTTCTTTTACTGCCGAGTTTTATGGAATAAAGTAAGTTGCTGGAGGGAATTCTAATTGAGGGTCGGGCTCTTTAAAGCAGAAAGATCAATCTTTTCCTTTTTGATGTTTTCACTCGATGTGAGCGGTTCTAGTGTGAAAAGCATATGATTACATGCCCGGGGTGGGAAAGTGGATTCTACGGGTGATTCCGTTCCAATCAATGCCATTTGTGGGCCGCAGAATACATCCCACCCTACCCGAGCGTGGTAGATTTTGAAGGACACATTCAACTTTCCATATTGTGTAACAGAATCACGTGTATGTTGTAACAAAGCCATGATACCACCCCATTAACATCTAACATATTTAGCTCTTCGCCTTCCCTTCCCAGGGAACCTTCTCAACTTCTAACCTTTCTGGAAGGATTTGTTACACTCCCTGAGTCCTTAAAACGCTCCTAGCGCCATATATATCACTAGTTAATACATATAGCTTTCTCTTTAGTTTTTTTTTTTTTTTTTTTTTATAACTACTAGGGAAAAGTGTGCCAGTGATGACACAGTAGGTATGCCAGAGGTGACACAGTTCTTGAGGCAGAGTTGGCACAGTGAAAGGAAGCTGGTATACTCCCTTAACACCTTAACCATCCTCATGACTAAGGTTCTTTCCTTCCCGCGAAATAGCTGGGTGCAAAGAGGATTTATAGAGGGAGGGCTCGGAGCCAGAAACATCAAAAATTGAGAAGGTTCCCTGGCTCATTCTTTGAAAGGGCTAAATATGTTAAAGGTTAACATGGTCATATCATGGCATTAGTACACCATACACGTGATTTTGTTACATTGTAACACACTGGAAAAAATGTTACACATCTGAACGTATTTACTTGAGAACCTGAGGGAAACCATGTTATCATGTTTCTACGTGAAAAACCGTTTAAATCAATTTAAAAGGATCAGTAAATGATCAGCAAATACTACAAAGTAAAGGATGATGGCGCTGACTGGAAATGTGACGAGTGTGGTGAAGATTTTAGTGCAAAAGAAGTCCTTGCCTGCGATACACCATCAGGAACAAAGACAATACTCTGTAAAGAGTGCATCGAGCCAGAATGGTTAGAGAATGCACAATATTCTGGTAAAGTTTAATCCATTTAAAGGATCAGTGTTATGAAAGAAACTAAGTATGACCACAAGTACCTATGTACTTCCTGTTGTACAACTGTATGCCCAGAAAAGAATACTACTAACCTTGTCCTTGCCACTGATAAATGCAGTGGCTACAAAGAAAGGTAGAAGCAATGAACCAGAAAGAAAGAGCAACCTTGATTGAGCATATGGAACTGATTGCCAAACTTCTTATTGCTCACGCGACCGAGACAGGAGTGGATATCTTCAGCCTCAAGGCTAAGGACTTTAATCTTGTCTCTGCAGCTAAGCTAAACTTTAACCTTCTGAAAGAACTCAAAAAGGAAGATAAGAATGGATGAACTTGAAGACTTTATCGAAAGAAGGCTTTTTGCATCTGTCGGGATTAAACTTGCCAGGATCATTAACAAGAACCCTGTTACCATGGAGCAAGCTGAACTTCTTGCTGAACTTTTTTTGCTGTTAGTAGAACCAAGGGAAGAAAAATGAAACTTACAGAATTGCAACAGCAGGTATACAATGAGGCAAGGCAAATGCTTGAAAAAGAAAAATGGTTCCGTGGTGTGTGCATGGATGATTTTCCAGCCGACAAAGATATTAAGCGAGATGGAATTGATGAATGTGCATCAAGTGTTTATTGGGAAACGTTTTACTGGGATGGACCAGCCTTTATCAATCACCTTAACTAGAGAAAAGAGAAGAAAAAGAATGAATAAACAACGTGGAAACATAGGCGCACATACTCCAGTAGGTAAATCTGTCCTCTTTCCTAATAAGAAACGATATATTGCTATTACCGGGGGCGACTGTCTTTCATGTGCATTCGCCGGAAATGATAAAGCTGCCAAATTTTGTACCTTCGCTGCCTGTGTCAAATACCTAAGAAAAGACAACAAAGAAGTTACCTTTATTCCTGCAATAGAAGAAAAGGAGGAGAAAAATGACTAAACCAATCCTTACCCTAAACTACTTCTACTCCCTAGAGGATACGCTCACCCAGGATCTCTGGGACAAGTTCGAACGCTTTAACCTTCCTATAGAAATAGAAGAAGTTGTTGAAGTTACCAGCATTAACCCCGACACTTCAGAACCCTTTGAAGTAGAATATGAATTCAGTAACTCTAGCCTTATCACGTGGTATCTCAAGGCATTTAAGGGCATACCAGAAGAAGACAAATACGATTTTGTCCTTACTTTCCTACGCAACCTTAAACAACTCCAAAACTGTTTCTACAAAGCAATTCTAACTCCTGACTTCCAGCGCTTTATCAACGACGAAACTTCCGAATGGCTTGCAGCTGAACGCGACGCCGCTGAAGAAAATAGAGCGGATGTTATTCAGGAAGAAAGAAGACTTAATCAGTGAAAGGCAAAAGCTAAGTAAAGGAAATTAAGCATGAGGTACAGTAAAGATGATCTTAGAAACCTTTTGGAAGACGTAGTAAACGAGTTAAATCTATCTAACAGCATGATAGAAAAACATAGCCAAACTGGAACAGCACCAGCAGAACTTGTAAGGTTAGTGTTAGAGGACAAAGATAGACAAATACGAGCCGCGCAAGCAACTGTAGTTAATTGGTCGCAACAGCAAAAG